GCAAAAGATCCAGTAGCAATGCAAAAATCTAATGAAAGAAATGCTACAGCAATGGTTCAAAAGAGAAGGCAGTTCCGAGATGCTGAAAGCGGCAAGTCCACTCTAAGTTCAAAAAGCAACAATCGTCAATCGCTATTAGGCGGATTGTAATGAGATCACATTAACTAAGGAGCAACATGGGTAGAAAGCACAGCGCACCACCACCGCCACCTCAACAAACAGCAGCTGAAGCTAGGCAAGCGAAAGAAGATGCCAAACTTGACGCACAAATAGCAGCTAGAGAAGCAGCTCGAAAACGTGCCAGGCGAGGTCGTATGAGTTTAATCTCTGGTGATGAAAGAGGTTTAACTAATCTAGGCGGGTAATATGTCTAAATTTAAAATCCCTAAAGAGCTAGGGACAGTCAAAGAACTGATAGCTCGATATGAAGCAGCTAGAAGCAGAAAGGATCCTTGGATCAATCATCTCAGAGAATGTTATGATTTTGCTTTGCCGCAGCGTGAAAACTTTTCCCTTCATACTCCAGGACAAAAAAAGAATGTCGACATCTATGACTCGACCGCAGTCATGGGAGTCCAGAAGTTTGCTTCAAGATTACAAGCTACTCTCATTCCGCCCTGGCGACAGTGGTCCAAGTTAGTTGTAGGATCTGAGATCGTCGAGGATGAAGAAGAAGTCCAGGAGTATTTGGACGAAGCCAATGATATTTTATTTGATCATATCAATCATTCAAACTTTGCTACCCAGGCACATGAAGCTTTACTAGATCTGAGCGTTTCAACTGGAGCTCTAATGCTAGAAGAAGCTGAACCAGGTGGCGATTCATTATTACACTTCACCGCAGTTCCACTTGCTGATCTCTATCCGGAAGAAGGACCGAAAGGATCCATTGAAACAGTTTGGAGAGCACATAGCGTTCCAGCTAGACACATCGAAAGACTTTGGCCAGGAGCTGAATTGTCAGATGAAGCCAAAAGAAAGGTTATAGATAAGCCAGATGCCAAGATCGAATTGATCGAAGGCACAGTATTTGCTCCAAAAGAAAATGCCTACTATCAGTGCATTATCGAGAGAGAGCATCAAAAAGTGATATTTACTAGGTATTACGAAGTTTCTCCTTGGATCGTGTTCCGGGAAATGGTTGTGCCAGGTGAGATCCTTGGTCGTGGTAGAGTCATGCAAGTATTACCCGCGATCAAAACAGTTAATAAAGTCAGTGAGTTTGCCCTTCGCAATGCTGCCCTGGCTATTTCTGGGATCTACACAGTAACTGATGATGGAGTTATCAATCCATATAACATCAACCTGGAGCCAGGTACAGCCATCCCGGTCGGATCTAACGACAGCTCTAATCCAACATTACGTCCCCTGGACAGAGCTGGTGACTTCAATGTTTCCGAATTAGTCATGGAAGATCTCAGAGATAGTATTAACAAATGTTTGTTTGCTGAACCTTATGGCGGCATGGACTCTCCAACAAAGACTGCTACTGAAATGTCATTGCGCGGTCAAGAGTTAGTGATGGATGCTGGATCTGCTTTCTCCAGGCTGCAAACTGAATTTATTGAGAAGATCATTAGACGAGCTGTTTACATATTAAAGAAGAATGGAAAGCTGGGTGATTTCAAAGTTGATGGAAGAGAAGTAACGATCAAACATACTTCACCATTAGCCAGGGCCCAGGATCAAGAAGATATGTTAGCAGTGCAGCAATACATGGAAATGGCAATGGCCCTTGGACCAGAAGTCTTTGCGCTGGGAACAAAGATGGAAGATATGCCAGCTTATATAGGCAAGAAGCTAGGTATTGATCAAGAGCTGATTAGATCAGAAGAAGAAAGAGTAGAAATGCAAGCACAAGCAGCACAAGCTATGCAAGCACAACAGGAGATGCAAGGTGGCGGAGAGCAGTTGGGATAAGTTAGATCTTGATGGTAAAGAAATACAAAAAGCCAGGGAAGAGAACGAAGCCAAGTCGAATGAAATAGCTGGCCAGTTCCACGAATGTTTTAGTACGGATGCGGGGCAATATGTCTTGAATCGGTTGAAATCTATTACGATTGACAAACCAGTGCTAAATCCAAACTCGACGCAATTCGGCGCCGGGATCAGAGAGGGCCAAAACAACATAGTAAGACAGATCCTTGATCAGTTGGCTTTGGCAAATAAAAAATAATCATTGGAGATAATATGAGCGAAGAAACTTTGATAGATGAAAACCCAGTAGAAGAGGCTACTGAAACACCAGAGGTACAAGACTCGGACTTACAACAGACTGGCGATACTGGTACCAGTGAGTCAGTCGAAGGTGAAAAGCCAGAATGGCTAAAAGAAAAATACAAATCAGTGGAGGACCAGGCTAAAGCCTATGCTGAACTTGAAAAAAAGTTCGGAGGTTTCACTGGATCGCCAGAGGGAGATTACGAAATAAAAGCGCCAGAAGATCTCCCAGGAGAGTTCGATTTAGAGGATCCGAGGATTGAATGGTTCCAAAACGTGGCAAAAGAATCGAACATGAGCCAGGCTACTTTTGACAAGATGCTGCATGGTTTTGCCAAAATGGAAGTCGAAGCTAATGATCCCGAAGCTGCAAAAGCAATTGAGATCCAGGCATTAGGTAAAAATGCAAATGCCAGGTTAAGAGATCTCGGTGACTGGGGTAAAGCTAATTTAAGTCAAGAAGAGTTTGAAGGCTTTAAAGGACTAGCAACGACAGCTGCCGGTGTTCAAGTATTAGAAACTCTAATTGCTAAAACTTCAGAAGGCAAAATGCCAACATCAAATACAGTCAGATCTCCAGCTTTAACTCAAGAAATGTTAGACGATATGATTGCAGATCCTAAGTACAAAACTTCCGCAGCATACCGATCTGAGGTAAGAGAAAAGTTTGAGCAGCTGTATGGAGAATAGTTGTAATCGTCACAAGGGAAAACCCTGGGCCTGGCAGATCGGATATTTTTGTGCCAGGGACGGGAAAGATCATGATTTGATTTATGGACCACAACACGTCATTGATCAGTTTAATGCGGGATATGAAGCATGGAAAAATTTCTCCCAGGTTCACTGCCAATCTAAGAAGGTTTGATAGCTCTCCTCATCTTTCTCCGGCCTAATTAGATAAAAGTGGGATTGGTTGCCCTAAGTAACCACCAAAAAAAGATACAATTTGTTGCACAAGAAACGATTTGTAGCTTATAATCAGAGAAAATCCAGCCATTGGATACTTCTTTATAGAACCCAGCTAGGTAGGACTTCGGCCCGTAAAGCGGACACCCGGCAAAAAAGGTAATTTTTTTAACTCACTATAAAGGAGGACACATGTCCGCACAATTATCATCTGCTGCCCAACAGATATTTGACTCTGAAGTCAAGCACGTTTTTCAAACTATGGGTGGATTAAAGGACACTGTAACAAATCGTAATGATGTTGTCGGTGATATTTATAAATTTAGAGCAATGGGTAAAGGCCTGGCTAATCAGAAAGCTACTTCAGCTGACGTTACAGCCATGGGTATCTCTCATTCATTGATCAACTGTACTCTGAGCAACTGGAACGCGCCAGAATACACAGACATCTTTGACGCTAAAGAAGTAAACTTCGATGAAAAGACTGAGCTTCAGCAAACTATCGCTGGCGCACTTGGTCGTCGTCGTGATCAACTTATTTTAGATGCAATGGACGCAGCTACTGCGGGTACAACAATTGCCCATGGTTCTGCGGGATTAACTCTAGCCAAGCTTATTACAGCTTCAAAATCTCTGACTGATAAAGGAGTACCATCGAGCGATCGTCACATCGCAGTATCAGCAGCTGGTCTTGAGGATCTATTAAGTGTAACTCAAGTACAAAGCGCTGACTACAACTCAGTTCGTGCTTTGGTATCTGGCGAGCTAGACACTTTCATGGGTTTCAAATTCCACGTTATTGAATCACGCGCGGAAGGCGGACTAGACTTAGCTTCTGGTGTTCGTGAAGGTTTTGCCTGGCATTCGTCAGCAGTTGGACTAGCAACTGGAATGGAAATCACTGCTAAAGTGGACTGGGTTCCAGTAAAAACTTCATGGCTATGTAATGGCATGATGAAAGCTGGTGCTGTTGTTCGTGACGCAGATGGATTAGTTTCTATCAGCTGGCAAGAGTAATTAAGTTGTAACTTGAATGGTGGTATCTCATATAGGGGTACTGCCATTTTTTTTAAGGAAATATTATGGCAACATCAATTGAGATATGTTCTAACGCATTGAATTTGATAGGCCATGGCTCAATCGCTAGTTTCACAGATGGTGGAGCCGGAGCCAACATTGCAGATGCTTTATACGAAACAACCTATAAAGATCTATTATCCCAACATCGCTGGAGATTTGCTTCAGCCAAAGTCACATTAGCGCAGCTAACAGCAACTCCGGTTAATACCTGGGATCACGCTTACCAGCTTCCCGCTGATTATATTATTGCTACCTCAGTTTATCCCAATATGGATTATGAGATCTATGAGGATAAGCTTTATACAAATTCAAAAACTGTTGACCTGGATTATGTTTATCACGCTCCAGAAGCAGAAATGCCCGCCTATTTTCAAAGAATATTAGAGTACCTTCTAGCTTCAGTCTTTGCAATTGCGATCACTGACAACTCAAACAAAGCAGAAGAGTATCGTCGCATGTTTGATTACAATTTAAGAAGAGCCAGGTTTACAGATTCCCAGGCTAGACCAACCAAGGCTATTGTCGATTCTCCATTTATTGAGGCTAGACAGTAATGCCAAAAGTTATTACGCTGCAAACTTCATTTGTTTCTGGTGTATTGGATCCTCGTCTTGCTTCCAGGACAGATCTAAAACATTTCTACCAGGGCGCTGAAGTTGCGGAGAACGTAGTAACAATGCCCCAGGGTGGAGTCAAACGTCGTCCTGGATTTAAATACATTGCCAATACTGCTTCTAACAATGAAGCCAGGTTAGCTTCTTTTGCCTTTAACGTAGAGCAAACTTATTTATTAGTGTTTACTAATTTAAGTGTTGCGGTTTATAAAGATGGTGTTCACCAGGCAAATGTCACAACACCTTACACCACTGCTCAATTATTTGAGTTGTCCTGGACACAATCAGCTGACACAATGATCCTGGTCCACAAAGATCATGCGCCAAGAAAATTAGTTAGAGGCAATTCACATAGTTCCTGGACTTTATCAACGATCAGTTTAAGCAATATTCCTCAGTTTAATTATGGATCTGGCAATGAAAACGTTTGGTCTGCTACTAGAGGATGGCCCAAGAGCGCTACATTCTTCCAGGGACGTTTATGGTTTGGCGGATCCTTGTCAAGACCACAAACTTTATGGGGATCTAAAACAAACGATTTTTATAATTTCGATCTTGGGACCTCTTTGGATGATGAAGGGATCGATGTCACATTAGACACAGATCAAGTCAACGCTATTACAGCTGTTTATGCTGGTAGGCATTTACAGATCTTTACAACTGGTGGTGAGTTTTCTATGCAAGACTCCCCTATTACACCATCTAAAAGCGCAGTAAGAAGAGAAACATTATTTGGATCCGGATCAGTTCCACCTAAAAATATTGATGGTGCTGTTATCTTTGTTGATCGTACTGGTAAGTCAGTCAGAGAGTTTTTATTTTCCTACAATGAGGATTCTTATACAGCTGGAACAGTTTCATTATTGGCTTCGCATTTGCTCAATTCTCCGGTCGATATGGACGTGTTAAAGGGTACTGCCAATGATGATGCGAACTACGTTTATTTCGTTAATGGCGATGGCACATTAGCTGTTTATAACACATTAAGATCCCAAGAAGTTAGCGGCTGGACAAAATGGACTACAGCTGGAGAAATTGAGTCTGTTGCTGTTGTGGTAGACGAAGTTTATATTGTAGTTAAAAGAACCATTAATGGATCTGTTGTAAGATTCCTGGAGCAGCTCGATTCATCAACTTATACCGACGCAAACAAATCAGTAACACTTGGATCCCCTGGAACAGCAGTCACTGGATTAACACACTTGAATGGACAAGAATCTCGCGTTAGAGCTGATGGCGAAGTTAGATCAAATGCTACTCCATCTTCTGGAGCAATTACCCTGGCAGAAACTGCAACAAATGTAGAAGTAGGTTTGAACTATACAACAACAGTTACAACCATGCCGATCAACATGGATTTCCAGGATGGACCAACACTGACCAGGAAAAAACGAATTGTGAAAGTTGTTCCAAATGTTTATCAATCTTTAGGGATCAGCATTAATGGAGATCGTTTTATAGATCGTAACTTTGGTATGTCTTTAGATAGCGCACCAACTGCTTACACAGGGCTGAAAGAAATGTATTTATTAGGGTGGACAGAGCTGGCCCAGGTCACGATCACCCAAACGGATCCGACACCAATGACAGTGCTCGGATTGGCAATAGAGGTAGAAGCGTAATGGGAATGTTAATGGCAATTGCTAGTGCTAGTGCTAGTATTCAAGCGGGTAAAGCTAAAGAAGCTGCTTACAAAAGAGATGCTGAAAGAGAAAGCTTTGCAGCAAAAGATAAAGAGATCCAAAGAAAGAAACGATTAGTGGCTGCATTAGCTACTCAGAACGCTGTTCGAGGTGCCCAGGGTGTGCGAGCATTTGAGGGATC